GGACGTAGCGGAAGGCGCAGCCTTTCCTGAGTTCTCACGGGCAAGGCACGTGGTTGAACCGTTCGAGATGCCACACAACTGGCCCCGTATACGAGCCGCTGACTATGGCTACGCTTCACCATCTTGTGTCCTGTGGGGTGCAATCGATTGGGATAACAACATCTGGGTCTACCGTGAGCTATATGCCAAGCACTTGACAGCAGAGCAGTTGGCTGATAAAATACTAAAAATGGAAGAACTTGACCCTCTTCCCCACTATAACGTGTTAGATGCCTCGTGCTGGAACAAAACAGGATTTGGTCCATCTATCGCAGAAACTATGATGAGGGCAGGGGTACGTTGGACACCATCTGACCGTAACCGACTTCAAGGCAAGATGGAACTGCACAGAAGATTGGCAGATGACCCGTACACCAAAGAACCACGTTTACGCATCTTCTCGACATGTAAACACACCACAGCGCAACTGTCGGGAATACCACTGTCGAAAACAAACAGTGAAGATGTAGATACCAAAGCTGAAGACCACGCATATGATGCACTCCGTTATATGGTTATGACTCGCACTTCTGGTTATACATCAATTCACAAAACTTTGCAAGGCATAAAAGAACAAGCGTTCCAACCTTTTGACGGGACATTCGGATACTGATGGCAGTAGATTTTAGCAAAGACTTTATCAGTCAGATTACAGCAGAAGGTAAATCACGAGGGGATGCTCTTCGTGATTCTAACCTTGTGGATATCATCAATAACAGAACAGACATATCAGATAAAGTAAAAGCAACCAGAACACAGGTATTAAATGAGCTAGGGGCTTCGGGCATAACTTTAGGTGACATCACTGAAGAAACTCCCTCTGGTAAGCAGCTATTTAATTCTATAATAGAAAAAGGAAGCACTAACTCTATAAACGGCTTCATAGGAGACTTTAAGTCAATTCTTGCTGAGGTGGGAGTTACTGCTCAAGGAACAACTAACCCGTTCCGCACCATGTTAAAAAGCTCTGTGGGTGAAGCTGCATATCTAAACGCAGGATTTTCAACAGATGTAAGCAGACTTATTCCTCTGCAGTTTCCGCAAGAAGTGTACACAGAGTCTAAGCGTGTAGCTGCTAGCTTGATGGCAGACCCCAAGACTCGCCCTGCAGGGGGTCGTATGCTCTTGATGATGATGGGTGGTTACAGACCCTCAGACTTTAAAGCTTTAAAAATAGAGAACATTGATTTTAATACAGGCTTGGTCAAGGGACTAGAGTTAAAAACAGATGCAAAGCCCGGTAAAAAAAGCACTAATGTAAAAATCGGCTATCTACCTACGGCACAAAGAGACATCATAAAATCTATAATAGGGGATAAGACATCCGGTCTTGTTTTTGAAAAGCCGTCATCCTTGGATAAAACTATAGGAGATGCTTTAAAAACTTCGGCTATTCCTCAAATAGAATATTTACAAGAAAGCACAGGCGAGTACGTTAAACAGCCTTTTACTGCTTACGATTTTCGGCGTGTTATGGAAACTTCGTTAAGCGCGAAAGGTTATAATGACGACGACTTAGTTCGTAAAGCTCTTACTTGGAGACCTCCAGCAGGAAACGTTCAGAAGTACCAAGCTGTTATAGACCAATCAGGTGCTATTGAAGAGGCTAACGCTAAAGCCTTTGAACCGTATGTTCTTCTTACAGAAGGAAACAGAACAAAAGGTCCCGATGGTAAGTTTACACTAACTCATGGTCAATTTCTTTCTGATGTAGGTGTTACGCAGTTGTCTCCGTACACACAGAGATATGCAGTAAGCGCAGAAGGAGTTTCAAAACTTCCTGTTCACTTTCAAGATATAGTTCAGCAAAAATCTCAAGGAGTTTCTTTTTCAGATAAAAACATAGCTTCAGTCTCTATAGATGTAGACCCTTCAGCATCCGATACTTATATAAAACTTTCTAAGACGCAGATGGAAACACAATTATTAGAAGCCGAGGCAGCAAGGAGAACGGCACAAGAAAATATGCCTCCCGAAAAACCTACGTCTAAAGAACCTGAGTATGTTTCTAACCCTGAAACAAAAGCAAGTTTAGATAGTAAAGGTTTTGATGCGAAGGGCATGGCGAGTGCGATTTTAGGAAAAGTTCCCGGCCCTGTTAAAAGGGCATTAGGACCTTTAGGAGTTGGTTTGACTGCAGCAACTGCTATTTCAACCACATCTGAAGTAGAGGCTGCTACAGGTTCTAAAACTCTCGCTGCTATTGCTGGCGCATCTGAGTTTGGCCCAATCGGATATAGCGATGTAAGAGACCTTGCTGCTGCACGGTCAGAACCTGACACGTTTGGAATGACACCAGCTAGTCGAATAGCCGCCGAACAAGAGGCAGGCTTCATAGATATTGACAGCGGACCCGAAGCCGCCCCTGTCAATCAAGACCAAGGGGCTTCTTTTCTAGATAACGGGAGATGAAAATGACCAATTTCAATTTCGGTGCATCTTACATCATGAACTCAGACAAAACATCCGTAGATGACCAGATGGGTGCGGACAAGCTTTACCGTGAAGGTTTAGAGTTTGACACCAGAATGGCTCAAGCTGTTTTGACTGAAGACATGCCAAAGAAGATGACCAAATCTGCAGTTGACCCTGCATTGATGAAAATGGCTGAAGAACGCGATTACTAAGATATGTCAGAAGATAATTTCCTTCAACCTGAAGATGACACTGCCATCCCCGTAGTTAACCCTGAAGAAAATTTTCCGGGTCTTTATGGGTATGTGAAAGCAAAGTTCGAAGAAGCAGAAAACGGACGTTACATTTACGAGCAGCGTTGGTTACAAGCCTATAAGAACTTTCGTGGTGTGTATGACTCTACAACTACCTATCGTGATTCAGAACGGTCAAGGGTATTCGTAAGAATCACCAAGACAAAGGTTTTGGCAGCGTATGGTCAAATTGTAGATATTCTTTTTGCCAATAAGAAGTTTCCGTTGGTTGTGCAACACACTCCTGTTCCAGAAGGGATTGCGGAGTTTGCTCACATGGAAACACCTCTTGACCAAATGCAGCAAGAAGACCCCTACGGGTTTGCTGGTGACGGACGAGAGATGTTGCCGGGAGCGTTGGGTGCAGAACCATCTAACAACTTTCTTGGTGGTCTTCAGGGCGAGTATGGGCAGTTGCCTCTTGCTGAAGGACCTGCAAAGATGGGTGAACCTCAAATCAACCCAGCACAGATTGCAGCGTTAAATATGGAAAAGGTCATTCATGACCAGCTTCTTGATACCAACGCAGTAAACGTATTTCGTAATGCTATTTTTGAAGCGTCCCTTCTTGGCACAGGTATTGTCAAGGGACCTTTTAATTTTTACAAGCGTGTCCACCAGTGGGGCCGCAACGAGGACGGCGAACGAGAATACCAGCCGTATGAAAAGGTTGTACCTAGAATTGAAATGGTGTCTGCGTGGGACTTTCACCCAGACCCATCTGCTACAAGCATTGATGACTGTGAGTACGTCATAGAACGTCACAGAATGAATCGCCAACAACTTCGCGCATTAATTAAGCGTCCTCACTTTATAGCGGAAGCTATTGAAGAGTGTTTAGCAAAGGGTCCTAACTACGAGGACAAATACTACGAAGATACAATTCGTGAGGATGAAACTGAACCCTACGTTTCTGAAAGCCGTTATGAGGTTCTAGAATACTGGGGTGTTCTCGACTCTAAACTTGCGAAAGACGCAGGCTTCGAAGAAGCAGACATGATGTCTGAGTTCGATGAACTTCAGGTAAATATATGGGTCTGCGGAAACATGATTCTGCGCTGTGTCTTGAATCCATTCACTCCAGCCCGTATTCCGTATCAGGTGTTTCCATACGAAGTTAACCCGTACCAGTTGTGGGGTGTTGGTGTTGCTGAAAACATGGAAGATGCACAGAAGCTGATGAACGGTCACGTTCGGATGGCAATCGATAATCTTGCATTGGCAGGTAACCTTGTATTTGATGTGGATGAAGCTAGTCTTGTACCGGGTCAGAACATGGACATCTTCCCCGGCAAGATATTTCGCCGTCAGTCAGGTGTCACTGGCACAGCAATCAACGGCCTAAAGTTTCCTAACACTGCTGGTGAGAACTTGCAGATGTACCAGATTAGTCGACAGTTGGCTGATGAAGAAACAGGCATACCATCTATCATACACGGTCAAACGGGTGTGTCAGGAACAGGTCGAACCGCTGCAGGTTTATCGATGCTGATGGGGTCTGCAGGGCTGTCTATGAAGACGGTTGTAAAGAACATAGATGATATGTTGTTAAAGCCACTAGGAGAGGCGTATTTCCAATGGAACATGCAGTTCAACGACGATGCCCCGGACATAATAGGCGACTTAGAGATAAAACCAAGGGGTGTTGCGGCTGTTATGCAGAAGGAAGTTCGCAGTCAGCGGCTGACAACTCTGCTGCAAACCGTAGCAAATCCGATGTTAGCTCCGTTCGTCAAGATACCAAACCTGATGAGGGAGTTGGCAATATCACAGGACATTGACCCTGACAGTTTAGTTAACGATGCCAACGAAGCACAACTCTATGCGAAGATGTTACAAGGAATGATGGCAAATGCTCAACAAGCAGCAAGCGCAGAAGCTGGCCCCGGCGGTGAACAGCAAGGAATGGAAGTTGGTAGAGGAGTACCTGCAGGAAATCAGGGAGTCGATGATTCGGGCCGTGGTAACGGCACAATCGGAGTCGGAACTGCGCCAAGTGCAGGGGAAACTGGGTTTAGTGGAAATGCTCCTCAAACTGAAGAGTAATCAAGAGGCAGTAGTTAAGAATGGCTGACAGAATTGACATTGGGGCGGGACCACGCTTGGGCTTTGACCCTACCGATACTGGTGGGTTTGAGTATACAGGTCAGAAAGCTCTTACGGCTGATGAATATGCGTCTCGCTATGTTAATTTTCAAAGAGAGTTCTTAGGTCTTCCTGACCTAGCAGAAGAATCTGGCATTGAAACTGGCGCACCAGAAGTGGGTCAAGATATCGATGTTACAAAAGATGAGGCTAGTGGCCCTGAGACAGACTTGATAGGCGTTATCGGGGATACCAACACATACAATTTTGATGCAAAAAAAGATGGGTTCCAACCTAAATTTGGCTATCAAGAAACTGGTGCTTCAGAGTTTAGTTCGTATTCTGATTATCTTGAAAAGTCAGGAAAGATGGACCGAGTAAATCTTGTTGAAAAAATTTACGAACCTTTGATGAAAGGCGATTTTAAAGATATAGATTTTAGTGCGCTTGGTCAAGAAGCTAGAGAAGGCGTACAGGCTATTAGAGATGCGCCACAGACTCTTTCTGAAGAGTATGAGAAGGCGCGTGAAGAGGGTCTTGCAGGAATAAAAGAGCGTATTCAAAAAGGCGCACCAAAGGCTCTTGCGGGTCTTTTCAGTAGTCTTGGCGGTATCTCTGGAAGTGTAATAGGCAGCGTTATCGGTGGCACAGACCAGCTAGACGAGTTTGGAGACCCTTCGCGTCGACCATCCGGTCCTTTAAGTGTGTTGTATGACGCTAGAATGTCTCGTGCATTTGATATTATGAATGATATTAAATCTGCTCATAATTCCGGTACTATGGGTGACAGAGGCTACGCTGCAAAGTTAGGTGGGGGTAGAAAATTACTTCGAGCTAGAGGGGCTAGAACCTATTTTGATATGGGGGGATTAACTTTTGAACAAGCTAAAAATATAGAGGCTTTTAACGAAGGTTACATTGTAGATACCTATAGTTTTGACCAAGAAAAGGGAAAAGACTTTTTCGGTCGAGATAAAAATGTAAAGGTAGAAGACATCGGAGGAGCTTTTGCTGGTAGGGATGGGTACTACACTCCAGATGGTAGGTACTATAGCACACGCTATCAAACCACTAGCGCGGCTGGTCCTGCAAGTGGAATTAGCAAGGTAGCGGATAAGTACGGTGTAGATGACGATGTTGCAAAACAAGCTATTATGGACGCTCGTGCTGGTAAGGGTACTGTTAAAGGAAATATAGACAAGCACATTGCAGATGTCGCTCGGCAGGAAAAGGAAAAGCAGCAAAGAGCAGAACAAGACCGCATTGCTAGAGAAAATCAAAGAAAAGCAGAAGCTGCTCAATACGATAGCGGTGATAGTGATAGTGGTGGTGTACAATCAGGATACAGTACAGACTATGGTGGAAGTGTAGGCTATGAAGACCCGTCAGGTGCGGCAATGGTTGCTATGGGTGGACGTATTGGTATGGCAGCAGGTGGTGCGATGGCTGCAGGGATGGGGTCTGGCTTTGTTGACCGCCCCCCTAGTCAAGTACCCGAAGAACAGACTGTTGCAGATGATGTAGAAACACAAATGCCAGAGGGTGCGTTCGTTATCAACGCTGCCGCAGTAGAGTTCGCGGGAGAGCAAGATATCAAGAAAATGCTGAACGATGCACAAAAAGAAGCAGTTAGACGCGGTATTACTATTGACAATCCAGAAAACTCTACTAAACTAATAGATGTAGCCATCTCTCGTGGCGAAGTAATGGTTGCACCGTACCTTGCTAAAATCATCGGCTACGACAGACTCAACAAAATCAATAATCGTGGTAAGCCAGAAACCAAAGAGCGTCTGCAAGAAGCAGCGCAAGGTGGTATGCTTGATATGGCTAACGGGGGTACAGTGACAGGACCTACCCCACGACCCTCCCGACCTGACATGTCTCAGTTAGGCGATGTAGAGTTCAGAGCAGACCTAGATGTGTACCTACAAAATGACCCTCTTGCTCGTTTGGGGTACAACATGTACGAAGCGGGTGAATTGGAACTGGAAAGTGTGGTTCTCCCCTCTGAAGAACAACGGGAAATAAAATTAGGCATAGGGGGCATGTATATTCCTAAAGAAAGTAGAAAAAGTCCAAGTAGAAACGAAAGGTTTTTTCAAGAAGCTGTTGAGATTCAACAAGGTCCTAATAGCAGCGATTTAGAAAAACATGCTGTTATAGCTTTTACAGGTAAAAACGTAAACCTCGACAGGCACATGGGAGCTTTGACTATGTTGCATGAGTTACGTCATGCTGCAATAACTCACCTAGAAGAGAAATACGGTATACCAAGACCACCAATTAGTTCTGAAGAAACCATGATGGATATTCAAGACTACATGAACAGACTAGATGCGAGAAAAGTAAAAGCATCTATACCTAAAAAATCAAAATCACAATTTGCAGAAGAGAAAAAAGAAGCTGCTTACAAATATGATTCTGGCATGAAAAGGCAGTTAGAAAACTTTCAAAAATTAGCATTAGGAGAATTAAAGGAAAGAGGAGTTCCTGAGAGGCAACCCTCAATTCCACAAGAAGGATTTTTGACTAGAACATACAAATCTCTGGTCAACTAATTTGTCAGCTACCCGCACAGCGGCCCTGACGTAACCGAAGCGGCTACCTACACGCCAAGTAGCCCCGCATCATGAGGTAAATAAAATGGCAAAAGCAAAAGGCCACAGAGCCAATAAACCAAACGACTCTTTCGGAGTTACTAACAACAAAGAACTGTATCGTGGAAAGTATCGCGACGAAGTTTACAAGGATGAAGAAGACCAAGAACAGGTAGAAGCATCCGAAGAGACAACTGACCCCGTAGAAAAAGAAGCGGCTACTCAGGAAAGTGATAGTTTCGTTCCGCAAAAGGAAACAAAGGAAGCGGACCACGATTACAAAAAACGATACGACGACTTAAAGAAGCACTACGATAGTAAGGTAAACGAGTTCAAAGAAGAAATCGCGAGTCTTCGAGATACTATGAATAGCCGCGCTGTTGAAATGCCAAGGGGTGTTACACCACCGCGAACTCAAGAAGAACTAGACGAGTTCAAAGAACGTTACCCTGACGTATTCGAAGTGGTTCAAACTGTTGCTTCTATGCAAACAGAGTCGCAAGTATCGAAACTCCGTGACGAGATTGGCACAATCAAAGAACGGGAGCAGAAGTTAGAAAAGGAGAAAGCCTACGAGGAACTCCTACGATTGCACCCAGACTTTGATGAACTCAAGACTACAGACCAGTTCTTGGGTTGGCTCGAAGAGCAGCCACAAACTCTTTCAGATGGTATTTATAAAAACAATACTGATGCAAGATGGGCGGCTCGTGTCGTGGACCTTTATAAGGCCGATGCTGGTCTTAACAAACCTAAGAAGTCCAAGCGTCAGGAAAGTGCAGCAGATGCTGTTACAAAGACTGCCGCTAGAGAAGTTGCCACTGACCCCAACGCGGGTAAGAAGGTCTTCAAGGCTTCGCAAATCGCCAAGATGAAACCTTGGGAGTTCGAAAAGCTAGAAAGCGAAATTGACTCTGCAAGGGCTGAAGGGCGAATAGACTATAACTCTTAATCCTCAAAGGAAGGGATTGAACAATGGCTTTTGATTCAGCCGCAAGTTACGCAAACTTGCCTTCCGGGAACTTTACCCCGGAAATTTTTAGCCAAAAAGTTCTTAAATTCTTCCGTCGTGCTTCGGTTGCAGAAGATATTACTAATACCGACTACGCGGGTGAGATTGAAAACTTTGGCGATACGGTTCGCATTATCAAAGAACCGACTATCACTGTGTCCAGCTATACGCGTGGCTCAGTGGTAAACCCACAGGACTTGGCTGACGACCAGACTACTATGGTTGTTGACCAAGCTAATGCGTTTGCATTTAAGATTGACGACATCGAAGAGCGTCACTCTCATGTAAACTTCGAAGCATTGGCTACTTCTTCAGGAGCGTACTCTCTGAAGCGTAAGTACGATGCAAATATCCTTGACCTGATGGCAACTGACGCAGGTCTAAACGGTGAATCTGGTGCAACCACTGCTCAAATTTCAGGCATTGGTACGCTTGGTTCTGCCTTGGATATTGGTGGCAACTCTAGCCCCGGTGACTTGGCTGTGAATACTATGCTTGTTATGGCTTCTGCCCTCGATGAGCAAAGTGTTCCAGAAGAGAATCGTTGGTTTGTTGCTCCCCCACTGTTCTACAAGCACCTATTCTCAGCAGGTGGTAAGTTCGCAGAAGTTCAGGTAACTGGCGACGGCACTTCCCCACTGCGTAACGGTCTTGTGTCTTTGGGCAATATTGCTGGATTTACTTGCTATAAGTCAACTGCACTTGTTTCAAACGCAGGCACTGACCAAGTAACTGTGTCTGGTCTAGCAACTGACGGAAGTGAGAACATCATTCTTGGTGGTCACCTCTCTTCAACTGCAACTGCTTCGCACATTGCGAAGACTGAAGTTGTACGTTCAACTGAAACCTTTAGCGATATCGTTCGCGGATTGCATGTCTTCGGTCGTAAAGTACTACGTCCAGAAGCTATCGTTCGTGGCGTTGTTAGCTTAGACTAATAAGGGAGACTACTGATGGCGACTTATAATCGTACTGTAACTGGTGGTGGAACTGTTGGTCACCCCGGTAACGTTGCACGTCCTTACGTTGTAACTTCACCTGTCTATGATGCTGTAGATAACACTAGCCTTGCTGGTGACGATATCGTTCAGCTTATAGATTTGCCTGCAGATAGCATGGTAATTGGTGGTTGCTTGGAAGTTCTTGAAGCTTCTGGTAACGCTCAAATTACTCTTGATGTGGGTACGTCAACTGACGTTGATGCTTTTGTTGATGGTGGCGCATCTAATGCTGCTGCTGATATTCAGTTTAACCTGAAGGCTGCAGGTGGTAACATCGTTACTTCTGCTGATACCGTCATGGTAACTGTTTTGGATGCTGGTTCTTCTGGAACTACTGCTTTACGCTTCCGCGTTCATGCAGTATGTGTGGATATTTCACGCAATCCTACTGAGTCAGCAACTGTCTCAACAGGCACGTAATATTAGTCGGGGGGCGGGGCAACTTGCCCCCTTGACGAACCCGGAAATTTGTGTTATAAACGGACAACATTGCCGGGAGATATACCATGTTAATACAATTATTATCAGACGAAGAAGTAAATTATTGCCTAGACAACTGGGTTGAAATTGAAGACGGGAGTAAAACACATCCTCGTTCTCACGAATACAAGATAAAAGAAAACAAAGAATCAGTAAACATGCCGCAAGAAGTACGGCAGCTTATAACATCTAAGTTATATAACAATTCTTACATTAACTTAGTTGTATGTCCAAATAAAGTATCTGTAAACTTTTACAACGAATATGAAGAAAACGGATTCTACCACAAACACATAGATTCGTTTCGTGCTGCACCCAGAAGTAACAATATATATTTTGATTACGGTTTTTCTCTGGGACTTAGTGATGATTATGAAGGCGGAGAGTTTGTATTAGAAACAGAGATAGCAGAAGTTGTTTACCCTGTTAAAAAGGGTCAGCTTTTAATTTTTCCTATAATATATGCACACGGTGTTAAACCTATTACAAAAGGTTCTCGTAAAGCAATCATAGGGTGGATGTCAAGCAAAGTATCATACGAACAAAGTTACATATTAAAAAACCTGTACGAAATAAACAGTAGGTTCATAAAAGATAACGATGAAAGTATGGCTTTAAAATCTACGTTAGTTCAAAACTATCTATCAAAACACTGGGGTGCATAGCACTATGTTCACAGCCGTAATAATAGCCTGTCACGTTGCAAACGCAGAAATGTGTATGACGATATTTGACAATCGAGGACCATATCAAACAGAACAGGCATGTAAAGAACGCATAGGAGAAATGGCGTTTGATTTGATGGGAGCATGGACTTCACAGCAATTACCAATGATATTTAAAATGACTAGTTGTCTAGAAGATGACAGCAAAGATGTATTCACATAATAAACTAAACGTGATATAATACAACATTACTTATTAGGAGATGAGTTATGAATTATATCACAAGTAACATACCGTATTTTAAAGTTTGGGTACGACGAGAATATACAACAAACTTTGACCGATATCAAGGAGAATTTCTTCATGCGATGGCGATAGGGGTAACTACCCTGCCGATGCGAACCCTTAGCTTCCAATTATTGTTTACTGGATGTGAAGAAGAAGAAAATGTACATGGTGGTGCTATGTGGGCTAGGATGCCTCTCACTGCACTTGTAGGTGACACGCCTTTAGATGAGTGGCCTGAACCAATACCTACTTACCTTGCACAACCTTGGGATTGCCAATCACACCATCATTCGGTGTTCGTATTGAATAGAGCAACACCCTGTCCGTGGTTGGCAAAGATAGACGGAGAGTTCTATCCTGCTAAATATTACTTTACTGTCGACTATACCGACACTGAGGTAGCTGATGACCCTGCTCAACACAAACAAAGTCACGTTCTGGAATTGTTGGATGCGGGTAAGTGGACAGGTAACATGGTTGCCCTTCCCAACAACAGAGTCCGTGTTACTAATCCTGCGTGGTTTGTAACAGGAGAAGGCCCACCAGACTTTGCACCAAGTCAGTGGGTACACCATTCTAAACAAGACCCTAATTACGTAAGTGACACGGCACGGGTATTTGACAACCTTTACGCGGAGAAATAAAATGGCATTAAAAAAACAACCCGGTGAAAGAACAATTATCAAAATCAATATAAAAGATGGTAAAGTTACTAACACTGGAAAAATAAGATTACCAGACGGTACTTTTAGAGTAGTTCCAGAAGCTGGAATTAAAAGAGTTGGTAAAAAAGCTGGCGGTAAAGTTAAAAAATCTAAAGGGTATGCTAAAGGCGGCAAAACAAAGATGCGGTCTAAAGGTATGGCTAAAGGCGGTAAGACGAAAATGCGGTCTAAGGGCATGGCTAAAGGTGGCAAGATGAAGATGCGTTCCAAGGGTATGGCTAGAGGCGGTAGGGCTAAACGATAATGGCTAGACGTGGATTATATGCCAACATAGCTGCTAAAAAACGCAGAATAAAAGCGGGTAGCGGGGAGACTATGCGTAAGCCCGGAAGTAAGGGTGCGCCAAGCAAAGCTAACTTCAAACGTGCAGCACAAACAGCTAGGAAGAAGTAATGGCTCGTAAACAAGATAAGATGCCAGCCCGTAACAAGAAGAACTTTCGACCAACGAAAGCAGGGGCTGGTATGACTAAAGCTGGGGTTGCCGCTTATCGGCGTAAAAACCCCGGTTCTAAATTAAAAACAGCAGTAACAGGGAAAGTAAAGCCGGGTAGCAAAGATGCTAAACGGCGTAAATCTTTCTGCGCTAGGTCTGCTGGACAGATGAAGAAGTTTCCCAAAGCTGCGAAGAATCCCAACAGCCGTTTGCGTCAAGCTAGGAAGAGGTGGAAATGTTAACTGCATTGATTGGACCTATAAGCAATATCGCTTCTACATGGCTTGAGGGCAAGGTAGAAGAGAAGAAAGCACAATCAGCTACAAAGGTAGCCAAGGCTCAAGCAGA